GACGCTATGCCAGACAATACCTTTGCTAAGTATCTTTGTGACACTTATCCCTGGATGAGAATGTCCTTTTTCCAGGAAAATAACAGCAATCCTCAGACAATTGTTTGGTGGGGAGAGAATGATAAAAGCGATATTGTGTACTCTCATCGAGACAGAATCCTGGATCGGACGTTTACTGACATGATGGAGGCAAAATGGCTGATTGGAGCCAAAGCTGACAAGGATTTCCATATGTATATCAAGCATTTTGAGACTCTTAGACGCACAAAAGTAACCAATAATAAAGGAATTGAACGCTATGTTTGGGACTCTACCACTGGAGAGGACCACTATGTATTTGCTACGCTTTATTACAGATTAGCTGTAATGAGTGCTGGATCAGGTACGTTTTATAGCGATGCACAACTAACCGAAAAACCAGCAGTGATTGATGTCGACAATGTGTATGATGTAAGTAGGCAATTTGCAGACAATAATGAATAACTATGGAAAAAGTAGCGATCTATATACCAGATAAAGAAGCAAAACAATTTCTCTTGTTCCAGGAGCACTATGATACATTTTGTCTTATGCTCGGACATGGAGTCTTTGATGTCCGTAATGGCAGCGTCACATTGCACATGGATAAGAATGGGTCAATAAAAGCTATCAACAGGGCAGATGTCCTATATAGCTCTAGACATGAATAAAAGTGTGGTAAAATATTAAGGACAGTCACGATAACCCTTCAACACAAGGCGACTAATCTCTCACGAGATTATTCGCCATTTTTCATATATGCAAATTGATATTAAAGGATTAGACGATTCACAAAAATTCCAACTGGTTACTAATCGGTGGAGTTCTTCTAATTCAGTTTGGGATACTGTTGATCGTGTATACGGAGCTAATACTAGGATTTACGAAAACAAAGCAGACTGGCTCAGTGGTATTCCACATCAGCGCAAGAAGTACACAGTTCAAGCAAACAGAATCTTTGTAAACATGGAAGCAGTGATCAACTCTTTGATTGCTCAACCGCCTGGATTAAATATTCTCCCTGCTCGAGATGGAGATGAAGCTCAAGACTTTGCTCGCAAACTTGAAAGCTTTTTCCAAAAAAAGTTCCTAGATCTAAACACTAAGGAAACAGTACGAAAAGGACTGCGCAATATTTACTTTGCTCGCCTTCTTGTTATTAAGCCTTTCTGGAATCCAGCTATTGATGACTTTGACTTTAGATCAGTAGATCCTAGAAAAGTACGATTTGGAAAGTACGCTAGTAAGGAGCAGGACAGTGAGTTTGCTATTGAAGAAATAGAAGACAATCTTTGTGCGGTGATTGAGCGCTTCCCTGAGAAGAAAGTGGAACTAATGAAGAAGTTTGGCATTGCAAACGATAGTGATCTCTACATCAAGAATCCTGATGTTAAATACAAAGAGTCCTGGATCCAGAATTGGGTCATCTTTTCATTGGAGGAGATTATCCTTGGCTGTATTAAAAATCCATATTGGGATTGGGATGGAATTCTAGTTACTGAGGAAGAAAAGCAACTGCTTGAAGAAACTGGAGAAAATGGTTTGGATATTGAGAAGCGTAGAGAGAAAATCCAGGAGATTAAAGTTGATCAAGACAATAGAAAGGCTGCAATGCTGCCAGCGCCTGTTGTTGAAGGTGAAGAAGTCGAAACTGAGGAAGGTGAGGAGGGAGATGGTGTTGAATACGCTGAATCAGGAGAAATGACTGAACAGCAATACAAGGCTTACTACTTCAATTACTTTGATGAGCCTCGAAAGCCGTATATCTTTGCAACTATCTTCAATAACGAGAACTCTCCAATTGGACGTACTGACATGATCACTCTCTCTGCTGAATTGCAGCGTGGAATCGATAAAAGAAAGATGGACATCGATGAGAACTGTGAACTTGCAAACGGAATTATCAAAGTTGATGCTGAGGTTATGGGTAAGAGCGATGCACAACGTATCCGCTTTGAAACTAAGGGTGTTATCTGGGGTAAGGGAGTAGTAAATGGTGTGCAACGTGAAACAGGTAGTCCACTGCCAGCAATGGTATTTGATGACATGATCGACTCTCGATCTGAAATTGACAACATCATGGCTGCGACATCTGCATTCCGAGGTGAAAGACAAGGACAAGAAACTAAGGCAGGACGCTTGGCTCTTATCCAACAGTCATTCCTCCGACTAAATGAGTTGGTCCAGGTTGTAGACTACGTCTACTACGAGATGTTCTCATGGGCAATGCAGCTCTCAAAGACTCGATACACTGAGTACCACTATGCAAAATGGATGGGCAAGGAAGGAGCAAAAGAGATGATCGAAATCATCCAGGATGACTTTGAAACTGGATCAGAAGTGAAGGTTATTGCTGGCAAGACTCTACCTGTCGACAATGAATTCAAGTTTGAACAAGCTCAAAACGATGTTGAGAAGGGATATATCTCTCCAGTCGACTACTTGGAAATTGCCAAGTATGACAATGCTCGAGAGCTAGCTCAAAACGCTGTTCTTTACCAGCAAAATCCAATGTCAGCAGTAGGACTTGGAGAGGATCAGATGCCTGTTCCATTCACTCCAGGACAATTAACTCCTGCGCAGTTTGGAGCAACACAGCCAGGAGCAGGGGGAATACCTCCTGTAACATCAGAAGTGCCTCCAGCTAATGTTCCAGTCGTATAAAGCATATGTACACAGCAACTATCACAGAAAAAAAGATTCTAGAACAACATGAGTTTATTTTGCTCACTGTTGAATTAAAGTCCGACACTCCTATTGCTGTTGAGGAGAAAAAGGACAAGGACGGAAAGAAACTTAAAGAGTTTGTATTGGATAACGAAGGCAATCCAAAGCTGGGCAAAGATGGGAAACCAAAAGTAAAGAAGGATAAGAAGGCTAAATTCCCTACTAAAACTGTTTACTTTAAGTTTCCAATTGACACTACATTTGAAACTATGAAGGTAGAGATCAAGAAGCGCATCGATGCAATTGAGGCAGCCGAGAGTACAGATATACCGATGAATACTCCAATAGATTTCGGTAAACCATAAACACCAGGACCTGTGAATGGAAGTCCCTAAAAGCCAATCATTACCAACATAATTAAGACCAAGCAATGCATTTCAGTCGAAAGACCAAGTTGTGCAGGGGCAGTCAAATAACATTATGGAAATCTCATCGGATTCAATAGAGATTCCTAACAGTGAAGCAACTGAAATACCAGTAGCAACACCAAGTGAAGAAACTCCAACAGAAGGCGCAGAGGATACACCTGCAGATCCAGTAACTCCAGAAGTGACTCTATACGAGCTACCAGATGGACGAAAAGTAGATGCAGCAACTTTGCAAAAGGAGTGGAGTGAAAACTTTGCTCCAGAATTCACAAGGCGCTCTCAGGAGTTAGCCGAACTGAAAAAAGGAACTTTACCAACAGAAGACAAGCCTGTAAATCCATACGATGATCCAGACTATGTACCTAGTACATATGCCGAGATCATCGAGGCAGCAAAACTTGCTGCTATAGCAGAAATAAAGGGAGAAGCAGAAGCAACTAGAGCTGCTCAAACAGCAGCCGAAAATGCAGTCATCGAGCAACTGGAGACAGTCAAAAAGCTGGATCCAAATGTCGATGAAAACAAACTTTTCCTACATGCTAACAAATATGGATTTAGAGATCTTTCTACAGCCTATCAGAACATGAAGGATATGGGTCAGCTCACTAAGACTGTTCAAAAGCAAACTGCTGAGAACATTCAAAAGCGAAAAGATCCTGTATCAATTCAGCCTGGTGGAAATGTAGGAACTTCTCCAGATCCATCAGCATTTAGCTCTGCTGTGGACTACATGCGAAGTCTCAAGACTTAATAATAATCTTTATGATTTTTAACGAAGCCGTAACAACAACCACTCGTGAGTTCATCCTCAAGAAAGTGTTTGATCAAGTTACAACAGGAACACCTGGCTTGATGACATTCCTCCAAAAGCCAAAGGAATGGAAGACAGGAACATCTTATGAATTCCCTATCAAGTACCAGGACACCACCAACGGTGGAAACATGGGTATTGCTGATAAGCTTGATTCAAACCGAGAGAATGTACGTGTAAAAGCGTCATTTAATCTAAAGGCAGCTAATAAGCCAGTTGTCGTAGCCATTGCAGAAACTACTGCTAACATGGGTGATGAGAAGATTGTAGATTTGCTTGATACTGAGTTTGACTCACAAGCACAGTCTCTCCTTACTCTGATGGCACAAAACCTGTACACAGGTAACGGAACTGGTAATGATTGGGATTCATTAGCGAACGCAGCAGCAGACTCGACTGTATATTCAACATACGGATCTCTATCACGATCAACCTACTCAGCATGGGATGGTTATTACCTAGCTTCTACAGGTGCTTTGACACTTGCTAAGCTAGCAACAGCAGACGATGCAGTTACTATCGGTGTAGACTCTCCAGATATTGCTCTTACAACTAAGGCTATCTGGTCAACTTATGAGAGTCTTTTGACTCCATCAGTTCGAGCTAACTTCTCTACTAGTGGATACCCTAAGATGAATGCATGGGGAGGCGTACCTTCAACTCCTGGAATGGGAGCACAGCAAGGATTCGTTTACCTTACATTCCGAGGTACTCCAATCGCTAAGGATGAACAAGTACCAACAGGAAAGTTCTTCTTGGTAAACACTAAGGGATTTGGATTCGTAGGATTCAACTACCAGGATGAAACCATCATGACTGCTAATTTCAAGCAGACTACAGATGCTGTTCCAGCAGGTGTTCCAGGTAACGTGAAGTCAACTCGTGGCTTCCAGTTCCGAAAGATGATGAGTCCAGTAGACCAGCTTACAAAGGTTGGATACCTAATTTACGCAGGAAACTTCGTATCTACTTCACCTCGTCTACAAGGACAGTTGGCAGGAACTACCTAATTATAAGAATTGCTAATTCAAATAGCGGAGGGCTAAGAACCCAAAGCTGAAAATAAAATTATGAACACTGTAACTTTCCAAGACGTTTACCAAACATCAGCATCTGCAAACTTTAAGCTTGGACAACGAGCTTCAACACCAGATGGTCGTGAATGGCAATTCGTTAAAGCTGCATCAACACTTGGTAACTCTCTCGTAGCAGTTCCAGATGCAGTAGCATCATCAGATCTTTATTCATCTTCAACTGACTCACAGGGACGTATTGTGTACGCTACACGAGCTGCAAACGCCTTCACAGTCGGTCAGTACGAGGATGCTTGGGGATTTGTAGACGCAGGAACAGGTGTAGGTCAAACATTCAAGATCCGAACTAACGATGCAACTACTTTCACTCTCTATCCAGAGACTGCACTTACCACTGCATTGGCAGTAGCCGATTCTGACTTGACTTACATCAACATGAATCTTGTAGATCCAGCAGCAATTACTTCTAAAATTCAAATGGCACAAGGTATTGCGCAAGCAAGCTTTGCTGCAGATGATTATGGATGGTTGCTCACTAATGGAGTTGGTCGTGTAATCGCTGGTGCAGCTCTCCTCACAGGAACTGGCTTCACTACTGGTGACGACACTGCAGGACAAGTGATCCGAGCTGTAACAGCTACAGGACCATTTGACGCTCAAAATCTCGGTTACTGTATTATCGCAGGAGCTGTAGATGGAGGATGTCTCGTGATGACTGTTATTCGATAGTCAATCGCTTCTGTCCCTGGCTAATGCTGGGGACAGGGTGCGGTCTAGTATCGCTGGGAGAATGACAAAGCTTCCATTATAAGAATAAAAATTGGAAATTATGAGCGAACTCGCTACAAATCCAAATGATTACAAAGTCGTTACGTTTACAAACAAAACTGACTTTGCATTCACTCCTGATCTGGGCTGCATGTACGATAGCCGTCCCATCTTTGGAAAGTCAGGAACATCAGTAGAACCTGGTGAAGAAATCGTACTTCCTTATCACGTAGGAAATTTAATCGCAAAAAATCTAGCTAAGGCTTCGATGAATCGGGCTGCTCCTGCAGATGCAAAGGGCATTCCAACGGGTGTATCACTTTGGAGTGAGGAATCACTAAAGATACGCCAGGCATCGTACTTAACTGAGATGTATAGCGAGAACAAGCCAGCAACAATGTCAGAAACTGACAAGCTTATGGCAAAGGTAGAGGAATATAAACAAATGGTTGAAAAATTGATCCCTGTTGCAGAAATGAACAAAGCAAATGTTCCTCCAGCAGCAACTCAGGGAACTGAGGGGAGCGCTCCAGTTGTACCACCAGCCAACACGACAGAAGGTGGTCCAAAGGTCTACCAGGACAAGCAAGATGTGATCGCTGAGCTCGAAAAGCGTCAAATCGCACACGACAAGCGCAAGAGCAAGGAAGATCTTGAAAAACTACTCGTCAACTAAAGGCGAAAGCCAGTACGCAAAGACGAGTATGAGAGTGCAAGCCTCTCGACTGGCTAACGATTATGGAAATACAAGCAATCGACAAAGAAAAAATGGAATCCTTGAAAGCGCTAGCAGCAGCCAATGTTGCTATCGGTGAAGCAAAAGGAATTCTAGCCAAGCTAAAAACTGAGGAATCAGAGTATCTTGAGAGTCGTGAAAAGAAAGCGCTCGAGCGAGTGAAGAAAATCATCGATGAAAGTGAGAAAGTCTTAAATGAGGCGCTTGCTAACTATAGTGAAATTCATCAATTTGCCAAAGATACTACTGATTTAGCCAATTTCTTATCGGAAGCCTGTGTAGATTTCACTAAATTAAGAGAAACCTTCCAGGAATACACAAAAAACTGGGAAATAAGTATCAAAGAGCAAGAAAAAGCTCTGGAAAAAGTAAAAAAACAAATAAAAAGTGATCAAATAAAGATAAAAAGTGATCAGTCAGTAATCGAACAAGCTCGGAAGCAAATTGCTGAGGATCGGAAGGTATTGGCTGATGAGAGGGAGACTTTAGATCGAGCTATTGCAAGATTAAAAGAAAATAGAATATGACAAACGCATCAAGAGACAATAATCACGTTACATCATTGTTAGGGGTACTTTACTCTGATGGTGTTACTTTGATTCCAATTGCTATTGATGGTAACGGAGATGTAAAAACAGACGGAAGTAATGTCATTGGCTTTACTCCTTCTCAGATCTCTCCAAAAGACGAGAATTATGTGAATGTGTTGATGGGAGTAGACTCCACAGATCCGACAAAACTTTGTCCAGTATACGTCAATTCGAGTGGAGCTATTTTAATAGGAACTTAATATCATTATCATGACAGAAGCCATTAGAGATCAAAATCACGTTACAGTAGCACTTGGAGTATCCAGCTCTGATAGTGCTGTTACACTACCTATTCAAATTGATCCATCAACTGGACGTTTGAAAGTAGACGCTGCAGGAGGCGGTGGAGGGTATACAAACCTGACTCAGTTTGTGAATCAGACAGCCTGGAGACTTTTCTATTCAAATACTGATGGAGATGTAGTGGAATTTGCTTTTGGCGCTGATGGAACATTTTTGATGTCGCAAGGTGCTGCTGCTGCGCCTGTTTGGACTTCTTCAACTGGAACTGGAAACGTAGTGCGAGCCACTTCTCCAACTCTAGTGACTCCAGCTTTGGGTACTCCAAGTGCTTTGATTTTAACAAACGCAACTGGATTAGTTGCTACTACAGGCTTAACTGCTACAGGAACTAAAGACAGCACTACTTTCCTTCGAGGTGATAACACTTGGGCTGTTCCAGGAGGTGTTGGCGGTGGAGATGTAGTTGGTCCAGCCTCTGCGACTGATGGTGTTCCTGCTTTATTTGACACTACGACTGGAAAACTCCTCAAAAATTCAACTCCAACAGGAACAGGAAATCCAGTTATGGCTACTTCGCCAACACTAGTCACGCCAGTTTTAGGGGTGGCAACAGCTACAACTATAAACAAAGTTACTTTTACTTCTCCAGCTACTGGATCTACTTTAACTATTGCTGATGGAAAGACACTGACTCAAAACGCTACTCAGACTTTTGCTGGAGTAGATGGGAAAACACTTACTTTCAACAACTCGATTACTTTTACTGGTACGGACGCAACTACGATGACGTTCCCTACTACAAACGCCACAATTGCAAGAACAGACTCTGCTCAGACCTTCACTGGAGTTCAGACAATGACTTCTCCTAGTATCACGACAAGTATTGTAACTGGCTCAACTTCTTTCTTGGCTTGGAACACAGTGGCTACTACTTTTAGTATGGCAGGTGCTGCTACTACTCTCACAATTGGCGGTACACCTTCCACTGCAGTTACTCATAACTACAGCACAAATCCAACAGCTACAGCCACAACTAAAACAGTCAACTTTGCCACTGCAGGTGTGGCAGGATCTACAACTAACGTAAATATTGGTAGCTCAGTAGCATCTGCTATTTTGGGAACTTTAAGCTTAAACTTCCCTACAATTCTCACTGCGAACAACAATACTACGGTATCTCTTTGGAATACCCTGTCTACGACTATTACTTTTGCTGGAGCAGCTACAACACTTACTATTGGTGGAACTCCAACAACTGCTATTACTCACAATTACTCTACAAACGCTACTGCAGCAGCGACTGTTAAAACCATTAACTTTGGTACTGGTGGAGCAGCGTCTTCTACTACCAACATTAACCTTGGATCAAGTAACGGTGGAACATTCACTGTAAACTCGCTGGTAATTTCATTAGGAGGCACTACTGGAGTTACTACAACTGGCTCAATTGAACTTGGAGCAGCTTCTGACACTACAATTTCTCGATCTGCAGCAGGAGTGATTGCAGTAGAAGGTGTAGTTATCCCAAGCATTTCTTCAACAAATACGCTCACAAATAAGAGAATCACAAAACGAACTGGAACAACTACATCAAGTGCTACTCCTACAATTAATACTGATAACGTAGATTATTACTCACTGACAGCACAGACAGTAGACATTACTTCCTTTACTACTAACCTTTCTGGTACACCAACTCTGGCACAACAGCTTAGAATTGATGTAACTGGAACAGCAGCTCGAGCGATTACTTGGGGGGCATCATTTGCAAATGGTCCTGTGGCATTACCGTCAACTACTGTAACCACTACCAGGTTATCCGTTCTTTTTGAATGGGATGGATCGATTTGGAGATGTATGGCTAGTGGATCAACAGTCTAATTAAAATAATATGTTTACACACAAAATCATAAGCAAAGAGTTTGAAAACGGAGTATTGGTGCTCGGAGTAGAATTTACTGACGGCACAAGAGTTATTACTGAATCAATTAAGCCACAAGATGAGGCAGCATTTAAAACCTTAATTGAGAGTAGATTACTTTCTCTTAATTCATTGGTTGAACTGGAAAAGGTCAATATTAATGATGTTATTGATACTACTCCAGTAGCTGCTCCAGATAAAAGGACTCCAGCAGAAAGAGCGAGAGCAAAGTGGGAGGGGCAATATTCAAGACTGATCCAAGCGCAAAAGTTAGTTGATTTGGGTGCTACAGCAGTAGTAGCAAAAAGAGACATTTTGCTTGATAAAGTAAATACTGGATTTTTACCAGAATATTTAGATTAAAAATATATCATGGCAAATGTAGATTACTTAGTAGTAGCAGGAGGTGGAGCTGGTGGAAACTGGGGTGGTGGAGGCGGTGGAGCAGGTGGACTGCTCACTGGAACTGGACACTCAGTAACTAACACAGCTTATACCATCACTGTTGGCGCAGGGGGTACTCCAAATGGAGTTCCTAGTTTCAACAATGTCGGTACTTCTGGTGGTAATTCTATATTTAGTTCTTTTACTGCTATAGGTGGTGGCTATGGAGCTTCTGCTGGCGGTATTTATGGTAACGCTGCCAATGGAGGATCAGGAGGAGGGGCTGGATACTCCACTGCTGATAGTCCAACTGCAGGAACAGGCACAGGAGGACAAGGAAACAATGGTGGTGCTAATGAATCGGGAAATAAAGGAGGAGGAGGAGGGGGTGCCAGTGCTGCTGGAGTTGCATCAAGCGGAAATGGTGGAGCTGGAACAGCCAGTTCTATTTCTGGAAGTTCAGTAACTTATGCAGGTGGTGGTGGTCGTGGTGGACGTTCTGGAGTGACTGCTGGTAACGGTGGAGCAGGTGGGGGTGGAAACGGGGCAAATTCTTCAGGAGGAGGAGGGAGCGGTAGTGCCAATACAGGTGGCGGTGGTGGAGCAGGATATGATGGAGCAAAGGCAGGTGGAGCAGGTGGCTCAGGTATTGTAATCATACGTTACCTAACGGCAGACTTTGGAACCTGTACAGGGGGAACAATTACTACCAATGGATCATACACAATTCACACTTTTACATCATCAGGAACAATGACATTTGTTGCTCCAAGTGGAGGTGGTGATACAACTAAATTCTTTTATTCAAAATAATATGGAAACAGCAACTAAAGTATTTACAACTGCTATAGAACTAGGCTTTACCCCCTTAAACCTAGTTTTGATTGTGATGATTTACTTCATGGGAGCAAATACTGGTATTTTCCCTAAATTTTGGGGAAAGGAACCACAAGACGCAAACAAACCAGCAACTCGAGCACAGATGGACAAGCTATCTTCTTACTACAATCATGACACCACTGAAATATTAAAGTCGATAGATAATGGTGTAAAAAGCCTTAATACAGCCATCGAAAAGGTAGATGATCAAATCCAGACTCTACACAATACTCACGCAGAATGGGAAAAATATGGAATTCCAGTAAGGAATAAAAAATAATATGGAAACACAAGAGCAAACACAACTTAAAGAACGAGTAGATCAACTACAACTGCAAGTTGAGGAGCTTTTGGAATGGAAAAAGAAAAAGGAAAATATGCAACTTAGTTTTCCTTTAGATACACAGAGCATCAAGGTACTTAATAATACAATGCGTATAGAAAAGTTTGACCGATTAAACGTCAGAGACATCTACTTTACTGCTACAAATACCAATCCAACGGTGGCTGGTCAGATGCGCTTCTATAACGATGGAGCAACTCAAAATATGCGTATAAATACTACATACACAGTATTTACAGGCACAGTTGACTTAACAGCAGTATAATGAAATAAGTATGATAAGAGTACCAACATTAGACGGAAAACAATGGCTACAAACCAACACATCTGACTTGACAGGCAATGTTTTCGTAACTAAAAACATTAGTTTTGATACGGAAGGATACTTGATTTTGTCTAATGCTACTCCTGCAATGTACTCTCAGGCAAATGATGCTGATTTTGATGAAGTGGCTGCGTTTTGTCGATGTGATGACTATGGATATTATGCTGGAACCCATGATGATCCATACGAAATAGATGAGAATCGTCCTTATGGCGTTTTGCCAACAAAAATTGTTGACGCAGGTGCTGTGGGACTAAATATCCAGGGTGACGCTACTTTCTTTGGTAGTTCAATGGTTGCCTCACAAGATAATGATGTTGATTACTACACACCATCAACTAACACCTGGACCGACACAAATATCGCTTTAACAGCGACTTCACAAAGTCAGCATCCTCTAACACACTTTATTAGTCTTAATGCATTGGCGGTTGCAAACGTAAACTCAGTTGCAATGTATGAGTTTCCAATTACAGCAACTCCAACTCCATTTGCATCTGGAGGAGTAAACTCTGTGATGACAGTACCTTCAAACTTTTATATTACAAGTGGTACTTATTTTAATGACAATTTATACAACGGCACAATGAACCGAGAGGGAGGAAAAGCTGCTTTGTATGTATGGGATGGTACAGGAACTGCTGCTCAGTCAGTATATGAAGTGGACTCAGTTATCATTTGGGATACTGAAACACACCAAGATTCAGTTACTTGTATCACAGGCGCAGGAGAATTACTCCGCTTTAACGGAAGTGGTTTTAGTCGAATGTCAGCATTGCCAATTTTCTACACTGAGAGAAAAATGGCAGATGAGACTAACATCGCAATGTATAAAAACTCCCTCAAATCAAATGGAGATTTGCTATATATAAACTGGTCCAGTGATGCCTATCCATTGAAATTAAATGATCAGCCTGATGGTATTTGGTGCCATGATGAGAAGGTAGGAATGTACCATCGCTATGCTTTATCTGGAGCAGTGGCTGTATACGACACCATTGCAACAACTGATGTCAATACAACTACTGATATTATTACTGTAACTGCTGCTCCAATTACTGGCACTGAGTGTCTTTATAACGATGGGAACTTAACAGCTATTGCTGGGCTTGTGCATGGACAAAAATACTATGTAATTAAGGACTCTGCCACAACTATTAAACTGGCTTCAACTCTTGCAAATGCTACTGCAGGAACGGCTATTGATCTTACTGGTACTGGAAACAATGGTCAGGTTTTAACCTTTTTCCCAAAAACTGATTATGGTCAAAAATATGTAGGACGTAGCTCCGCACTTCTTCCTTACGCTCGTATTATGCCAGAGCCACAATTTGGTATTGATTTGCTGTGGAGTGGTAGTGTGGCTAGTCGAACTATTTCTGATACTGGAATAATGGGAAGTACAACACCAGCCATCTCAAATAGAGGATACTTTATTACACCAAAAATCTTTTCTACAAACGTAACTGATACTTTTAACAAAGTGGTATTAAAGTTTTCTCCATTTAAAGACGAGGCTGACGCAATACTAATTAAGTACCGTACTTACGATGACGAGAATCTCGAGCAAGAAAACTCGTTTACTAAGTGGTTTGCGACTTGGACTTCTACCAATACTTTTACTACTACTGAAATTGAAATGGCTGCATACAAAACTCGTTTTGATGCTGGTGAAAGGGATGAAGTGGAGTTCATTGTTGGTGGAGGATCTGGCTACATAGCACACATTTCTAACATAACTGAGGCAGGAGGCACATACACAGTCACTCTTGATGAGGCTTATCCTTACTATGAGTCAGGAGACACTGCAAACTTCTGCGTTCGTAACTGGAAAAAATGGAAAACCATCTCTTACGGTGATTCAAACGCAAATCAATACTTTATCAATGAGCAACTTGGAGTAGCTGGAAAATTCATCCAGTTTAAAATTGAACTGCGAGGAGTTGGAGTACGAATTGAGGAATTAATAGTAGACAACGTGTTTAAATTACCAGCTAAATAAAAATATATGCTTACTTATTCAACATCACTATCGACTTACCAGGGGTGGACTGATACATCATCTGAAAACGTAACAAATGGAACGCAGTTTTTGAATGATTCAGTGCGCACAATTTGCAATCTGCAAGGAGGAAAATTGCGCTTCCTGGAAGCCACAAAGGATCTCGAGACTGTCGCAACTCAAGAGGGATACCAAATACCTGCAAAATTCAGAAAGCTGATAGATCTTTATGTTTACAGTGGATCTGGCGGTGATTCTGACACTATCTACTCTCCAGAGATGATCTTTGATCCTACAAAGTGGAAATACATTAAACAAGCTCGCTACGGATCTTCTTCTACTCCATACTTCACTTATGTCGAGAATCAAAAATTCTTCATAAATCCAATTCCTTCTGTTTCAGGTAACAAAATCACTCTTAGAGGTAGAATAAACATTCCAGATCTTTCAATCGCTGATTACAGCACAGGTACAATCGTATCTATAGCCAATAATGCTACTACTTTGACTGGAAGCGGAACCACCTGGACTGCTGACATGGTAGGACGCTATATAAACATCCCACAAACTACTGCTGCAGGGGGTGGAGATGGCTTGTGGTACGAAATTGGAGGCTATACAAGCGCAACTGTCCTGGAATTATTGAAACCATATGAGGGGACTACAATTGCTGCTGGAGCTGCTGCCTACACAATTGGACAAGTTTCTCCTATTCCAGAGGCATATCAAATGGCGATTGTATATCGTGCTTGTGCTCTTTATTGGGAGGATAAAAGTGACGGAGAAAAGGCAAAACGATTTTGGCTCCGTTACGATGGAGGCAATGAGGCAGGTTATAATAAAGAGTATGGAGGTCTTATTAGTCAGATGCTCGCAAACGAAGGAGAAACTGAGGAAGGGGCTTATATTCCACCATTTGGGAGCACACAAAACGCTCAGCAAGCTCCTTATTACTTTCCTGAACAGCAAGCTAGCGGTCTAAATTAATTATCATGAATCCTAAACAAACATACACAAGTAGTCTATACAGCTCTCCAACTATACAAGCTTTAACTGCTAAGCCAAAAAAGCCAGTTTTTGGTTTGGCAAAGACAACAGGGAGCATGCCGTCTACGTCAATAGGAAATACCGCTAATTCTACTCCAGCATTACCTAAATCAGTAAGTGCTGTTAATTCCTCAAACCCTACTGCATCCTTGATTACACCATCCTCTCCAGGAGCAACAGCTACTCAGCAAGGATCAAACGCTCCTGCTGCTGCGACAACTAGCCGAACATCAACACTGCCTCCTGCTGGCGTAGATTATGCAAAAAGTCTAAGTGATATTAAAGGATCTTTGCTAAATATTCAGAATGCAGCAGCCAATACAACTGCAACACCGCCTAAAAAAGAGGAGAGTGAGTATTTAAAATACTTGCGCACAATGTTTAATCCAGATGAAGCCAAGCGAGCGCAAGATAACGTCAATAATCTAAATAAAATGCAAGCAGATGAAATTGCTCGAAACCGAAAGGAGCAAGAGAGAATCGAGAAAAATGAAGCTGGAGTTATTGAACGTGGTCAAACTTTCCTTTCAACAAATTCAGATCGATCATCAGCCAAAGCACTGGCAGATATTGCAATTGCTAAGGGGTACAACACTGACATCCTTAACCAGTTTACTGAGGCTGGAAAGTCAATATATGAGGCTGAGGAAGCCATGAGAAAAGAAGCTGAGTCTCCTTTGACTCTAGAGGAATCTAAGGCGCTTGGAGTGCCGTTTGGAACAACTATGGCTGAGGCTCGCTTGATGGGAATTACACCAGATGGATCAGGAGGAACTTCTGGAGTTGCATCACTAGCGCAATTGGTCATGAGTGGTCAGATGGATATGTCAGGAGTACCTGCAGAGCTGCGTGGAGCAGTGGCTGATGCTGTGCAAAACGGAGGAGGAATTGTCGACAAGACACTCCAGATGTCTCCATATCAGCAAGAACGCATTACTCGAAACTTAACAAGTCTTGAGGATCTTATGGGTCAAGTAAGTGGCTGGAACACTGGAATGGGTAGTCTCATTGCTGCGATTCCAGGAACACCTGCTGCTAACTTTAGAGCTGACGTAAATACCCTAGCTGCAAACATTGCTTTTGGGGAACTTACAGCCATGCGAGAAGCTTCCAAGACAGGTGGAGCACTTGGAGCCGTATCAGAAAAGGAACTTGCCCTGCTTGAATCAGCTCTTGGATCTCTTGATCGAGCTCAGAGTCCAGCACAATTCAAAGAGAGTTTGAACACCATTAAAGAAAGTATCCAAAGGTGGCAAGCTGCAACTCAACAATATGGAGGAGGAGGCGCTTCTGGTGGTGCAAATCAGCCAGTACAACTTCCTGATGGAACAGTTATCGACACTAATTGGTAAATTTATATGAACTCACAAATGGACCCACAAGCAATAAATCTAGCTAAAGCAATCCGACAAACAGAGTCAGGAGGTGATTTTAATGCGAAAGGTGCATCGGGTGAGTCGGGAGCATATCAGTGGATGCCAGACACCTGGAAGGCACATGCAGGGACTGTTTTAGGAAATCCCAATGCAGAAATGTCTCCTTCAAATCAAAATGCAGTAGCTTATGCAACAATTAAAGGATGGAAAGATCAAGGACTAAATCCTGCTCAAATTGCAGCTAAGTGGAATTCAGGAAGCGAGGTAGGATGGGAAAATAAGAGAGGAGTAAACAGCGCTGGAGTTGCTTATGATGTTCCGAAATATGTTTCATCTGTTACGAGTGCATATCAAAAAGTAAAAGCTGGATCTGGAGTTGGTGTAGATCCAAACAATCCATCTTCTACTGCGTACCAGCCTCCAGCTCCACCAGAGCCAGAAAAAGAACCATTCTCATTTTCTAGAATGGCAAAAGAAATTGTTTCTCCTGTTGCCACAATGATTGCAAGACCATTTCAAGCCGTCCAATCTGGTGCTCAATTAGTGCGCTCAAATCGTGAACAGCCAGAGCTAGAAGCCAATGCTAAAAAGTACGGAGATGAAGCTTACAAGCTGTCACTTCAATTGCGAGATCTTCCAGAGGGTCCAGAAAAGCAAGCTCTTGTTTCAAAAGTAAAACAAGCTCAAAATCTATCGCAATATTATACTGAAAGACTCTCAAATAACGCTAATTATAAGCCTTTTTCTACTGATACGCTGATCAAGCCTTTTGATAGTGTAAAGCAAGACATCGGACGAGGTATCCAGACAGTCGCTTTTGGTATGGGTCCAATTTCAGGAGGTGCTGCATTTGGTACGGGTATGTCACTTGAAGAAGGAAATGATCTGCTCAGTTGGGACACTGCTGCATACACTGCAGGAGGTTTGGTACTTGGTAAGGCTGCCGATATTGTAGGAAAGCCACTACTTAATGCTGCTGGAAATGTAATTGGAACTATTACTCCTACAATTCTAAAAGATGTTGCTGCTGGAGGCGCAAAAGCAATGCAAGCATTTATGGAAAGAAATAAAATTCTTCCTAACGCTGTTAGTAAGCCAATCAACAAAGGTGCTGAGTTACTCGAAGTAGGCGCAAACGCTCCATTCAAGGCTGCTGCAGCTCCATTCAGACAAAACGATACAAAGGTTATTGCTGCTCGAGAACAGGCTCTTAAAGATCTAGAAGAAAAGTACGCACAACTTAGAGAAAGTGCTGCTAGAAATCCAGTGGATACTGCTGCAACTCGAGCTAGAGTAGCCAGAAGCAATATTTTGACAGAGGACAACATGATCAACAGTGATGGAGTTATTATTGGTGCAAAAGATGCAGCTAAGACATACATCAGAGAAAATGTTGGACAAGGTGAAAGTTTGGTTAAGCAACTTCTCCAGAAAGAAGGTGTTTCTGTTGATATTTCTGTAGTTGAAAGAGAACTAAATAAGGTAATGAAAGAAGCCTTTAATGGTCGGGAACTAATCAGCGCTTTGAATGCAGTGAAGCGTGAAATGGCAGGGCTCCGACTGTCTAATAGAGGAGGCAGAATTAAGCTAACTGATGTACATGATGCAAAAGTAGCTCGCCAGCCAGGAAGTAAAGCTTACGATAATTCAGAGACAAAGGCAGTTGATAAACAAATTGCTCGGGCTCACAAACAAGTAGTAGAAAAGAACTCTCAAGAGCAAGTAAAAGCGATTAATGCTGAAATTGGTAAATTCCTGAGCGATGCGGAGTATATTGCTAGTCTAAATGGCAAGAGAATAGCCAGTGGGAAGCTTGGAAAGGCTGTTCAGCGTGTTGGAGGCTCTGTAGCTGGCGCAGTGGCAGGAGGAGCCATTGGAGGGCTTCCTGGCGTAGCTATAGGCTCTTATGTGGGTGGTGCAGTATCAGAAAAGCTTGCAGGGAGATCCTTGCGGAAGGCTTTTGGAAAACCTACAAGCCAAACTCCTACTAAAAGTCCTATTTTTGAGAGTGGTAGAGCAAAATTGACTGCTAAACAGCTAACGCTTCCTCCTGGTCCAGAGCTTGGAACATCAGGAAACCCAATCATCACTCCAATTAGAGACAAAGGGACTGGACCAGTTTCAGTACGAGCAGAAAAGGGAGAGCCGACTCGAAATCTAAAGACTGGAAAGTTTGAAAGAACCTATCTTTCAGGAGAAAAAGGACTCACTCCAGATCAGATTGTAGATATAAAAAAGAATAAGCCACTAGCCTCTGATCAGATGGCTCAGTTGATCTCTACTAAAGCAAGAGAGGCTGCAGACGGTAAAATCTTTGGCTTTACATCAAATCTAGACGGTACTGAATATGTTGGAAAAGACGCAATTTCGACACTGCAATCAAAGACACTTACACGAGAAGAAGCCAGTCCAGAAAACATCCAGAAGCTACTCAAGCAAACTGCTGATTTATACGGAAATAATAAGTTTGTTAAAGTCGGGGTATTCAAGATGGAAAGTGGAACAGGAGTATCACTTGATATAAACGTAGTTACTCCTAATCGAGAAGTGGCAAAGAGAATTGCTAGACTCAATAACCAGGAGTCATATTGGGATGCTGCAGCAGAAAAAGTTGTTCCTACTGGTGGAACTGGAGAGCAAAAATTCACCAAAGAGCAAATCAAAAGCGTACTAAATAAGATAGATCAGTTTAACGTCAACAATCCAGAAATTGATGCTCTTTCTCGAGAGTATATGAGAAAAACTGGAGTGCGAGTACCAAGAAAATCTACTGTTACATTTGGTCATGATGAAGAACAAGCAATGAAAATTGCTGATGCTTATACAGCAATGAAAGATCAGCCAAACAATCTACGAGTACGTAAGGCATACAAGGCGCTTGCAAAAGAGACTTACGATCAGTTCAAAGTTATTGAAAAAGCTGGATACAAGATCGAACCCTGGAAAGGAAAAGGAGAGCCATACAAAAACAGTGAAGAAATGGTAGAGGATGTGCTAAAAAATAAGCATCTGTATTTCTTTACTACTGAAAACGGTTTTGGATCTGGTACAGCTCTTAAAAATCATCCATTACTCCAGAAGACAGGCATCAAAATAAATGATTACGAGCTAGTTTATAACGATCTATTTCGAGCAGTTCATGACATCTTTGGACATGCCAAGATTGGGAATAAGTTCAGTGCATTTGGTGAGGAAAACGCCTGGAGAACTCACTCTCAAATGTACAGTGATGACGCTAGACGAGCGCTCACTTCTGAAACTCGTGGTCAAAACTCTTGGGTCAACTACGGTCCACAAATGAGAGGTGCTGATGGTAAATTACTACGTCCAGGAGACAAGGGATACTTGAAAGCGCCTGATCGAAAGTTTGCAGAACAGAAAACAGGACTCCTTCCAGATGAGTTTGTGTTTAATGACATTGACGGAATTGGAAAAGTGAAGCCACTTTCTAAGCCAAAAAGCTCAGGACCAAAACCACCAGCGCCAAAAGCGCAGCCAGTGAAAACAGAACAGGTAACTGAATCATCTACTAATAATAGCAAATTAAATCTTAGAAATAACCCTCAAGCTGGATTTATAGATTTTGGCGCTATCTTTGGAGGCAGTAAGAAAACCATGAAAGCAAGTCAACTGATCTCTCATGAAGGAGCTCCAGACAAGCTAAGAGTTAAATTTTGGAAAGCTAAAATTAAAAATGGAGATAAGGTAAAACCTGTGCTAGTTATCAAAGAAGGCAACAAATACGGCATCGAGGACGGAAAGCATCGCTTCCAAGCATTCAAAGAGTTAGGCATTACCAACATACCTGTGCAGATCGTGGGGTAGACAAAGTATGGTTATAAGTATATAGTTTAAAATATGAATACACCAGCTTACGCTGCATACATGAAATCTCGGAAGGAACCAAATCCTGTGTTCCTGGAGGTATTTCAGCGCATGAGTAAAAATGGAGAACTCGATGGGCTTAGTGACGAAAAAGCATTGGAGAAAGTAGTGGCAACAACAGAGCAGATGATGGAATCAGCATAAGTAAAATCCCCCAGCATAATAATGCTTGGGGGTTTTTCTTTAGACCAATTTTTCAGGGTGGATCCATCGGACTTGAGGAGCATCATTGCCTTTCTTTGAAACTATTTTAAAAAGAACACCATTGTCAGTAAACAACAGAAGCCATGCCGTATCAATTGAAGCGTCATAGCCAATTATGCAGTTATCGACTTTGTGTTCGTACTTGCAGCGTCCTTTGTATTGAACTTCTGCGTTAGCTGATTCTTCCTGCAAAGCAGTCGGAACAGGTGTAGGCTTGATAGCATGAGCCGATAAGACCCAAGCAATCAAGATGACAAACAAAACAAGCTTGATAGTTTTCATGACTCATTCTCCAAAACATGACGAGCGTACTCGATACAGTAAAGGGGCAAGATGCCATAGATTTTCCATTGCAAAAAGTCATTACTTACATGATCATAGCAACCATAAGTAAATAAATGTGAGGCTTGAAAAAATTCAGCCATAGTAAGCTTGGTCCTTTCCTGCGCTTCAAAGACCATTAGAAGCATTTTCTGCCTCCTGTTGAGCTTTAAAAACTAACTCACATTTACGTCCACAGGTCCAGCGCTCGGTTTTACCGTCAAAGTGACGACCATACGCTCCAGAAATCTCTCGACCACAAGAGGCACACGGTAGCCATCGGACCCAACCTTGCATTTCTTCACGCTCTTGCTTCATTTCAGCAAGATTTCTACTTCCTTTCATGATGGACTCCTTTCAAATATTAACGAACAGCCTATCTAAAGAATACAATTAAATTTTAAGGGTTTTTTTGACTTATCCCCCTTGTGTATTTACTGTGCTTGACAGTTATAGTGAGTAGGTATATACTCATAGGTAGATAGGGAGCAGCACATCGACAGCTTAATATCACTTACACAAAATAACTTAAAACATTATATGGAAACAACAACAAAGATTGTCTACTCCTCATGGGGTTACAGCATGACAATCATCGACTTTTACGAAGTAGTAAAAGAAACAGCAAAAACAGTAGTTTTGAGAAAACTAGAACAGACAGAAATAGCAGATGGATTCCTTTCAGGAACTACTACACCAACTGACAAATACGAAAAAGACCAAGACGGAAAATACAAAGAGGTACGGGCATACAAGCGAGAGTTTAATGGAGAACAAAATTACATTAGCAACAAATCGGGCTTTAAAAAGTTCTACTACAACTGGAACGGACAGCCAAAGCACTTTAACCACTGCGACTAATATGAGCATAATTTACTGCGAAAAACATCACCGACACTACGACTCAGACTTTGAGGAAGATTGTCCAGAGTGTGAAGAAGAATGTGAACATTGTGGAGGAGAAGGAGTGGTCAGGACTGATGTAGATGATGGAGAAGGACACATTATGAGAGGTGCAGGAGAAGAAGTCCCCTGCATTTGCCAAATAGAAGAATAAAAACATTATATGGAAAATTTTTACTACACAGCTCCATCAGATGAAATCTTTGGAGAAGTAAAACACGAAGCATTAAAGATTTGGTCCAGCTATGAAGACCCCTATAAATCAGAAAAGATTTCTAGAGTCGAGAGCCTTCAAAATGTATCAGACAACATGATGTATATCGTAGCTATGTTTGATTTAACCAATCAAACTAAACTAGCAGATCATTTATCAGAAGAAGCTCGCACAGCCATTCGAGAACGACTGACTGCTGGAGGAGCAGAAGAATACTTTAACCCATTCTAAATATGAATTCATACGAACTCAAACAGGCTGCTCGAAAAGAGCGCTATGAAAGTAGAGCAAAAACAAATAGAGAAAAATCAAATGCTTTGTTTACTGCAGGAACTGAGGCACTCAAAGCCATTCCTTTTGGTCAGCCAGTGATGCCAGACCACCACAGTTACAAGTCAGACATTGCATACAGAAGTAAGGCTGTTGGAAAGATAGACAAATCATTTGAAGTTAGCAAAAAAGCTGATCATTACGAACAAAAAGCCGAGAGTGTGGGAACTGGAGGAATCTCATCTGATGATCCAGATGCAATAGATAAGCTTGAAATAAAGCTTTTAGAACTCCAGGAAGTACATCAAAAAATGAAGGATATGAACGCTGAGGCTCGCAAGAACGGAACCGAAAAGCCATGTCCAACTTGGATGCTCTCAAACAGTAACGGAAATATCCGAAACGTGACACTAAGAATTGAAGAATTGAAAGAGCGGAAAAACCTAGTGGCTCGAGAAGTAGTGACTGATCTATTTACCATGAAGGAAGATATAGAAGACAATCGGATTCTATTTATCTTTGAAGGTAAGCCAGAGGAAGAAGTCAGAAAAGTATTGAAAGGTCGAGGATTTAAGTGGTCCCCAAGTCGCAGTGCATGGGTGCGACAGCTAAACGGAAACGGACGGTTTGCAGCAAAATACGTTATTCAAGAATTAACTAAATAATTATGTACACATTACAACCAAAACAGCGTCCAGATGGAAAGTTGCCATATCCGTACTTTATTGATGAATCAGGAATGGTAGGAAGACAAGACTTCTGGAAAGGAGAACCTCTAGAACTTATCGGATTTGATATAAATCCAACAGATCATGGTATGTCTGGTCAGAGCATTGATTTAAAAGAGTTTCTAAAAAATCCACAAATAGCAGTTGGCATGTATCCTATTTTCAAAGATAAAAATGACAACTGGCACACTTACGAAGACGAAATCAAATCAGTAACTACAAAATAATTATGCATGAATTAAAATATGTGGTTACAGAAAATGGAGACTTTGCTATTTTCTCGAAACTAACAAATCACTGTGACGTACATGGATTGTATGGAAAAGTAGTTGGAGCAGGTTTTTGTACAATTGCAGTAGGGTACAAACCAAAGTGGGAGTTAGGAGAAGAAGAAAGAATTGTGAATGTTCATTGTTATGGTCGGAGTGTTTCATTGGGTATTGAGTCTCGTAAAGAAGACGAAGAAATAATTAATTCTAAAATATAGTATGACTACTCTTTCAGAACAAATGAAGAATATCGGAAGAATTGCAACAATTGAGATTAATAAATTCACTTTTGAGGTGAAGGTCCTGGATTTTAAGCTCTCCTATGGTCGGGAACGGTGGCTGGTAACTCCAGTTGCAGGATTGGGTAAGGTGTGGGTAGAGAACGTGAAATTTGTTGAATAAGGTATATACTTAGTGTATCCGTTGGACTCGTTGTTCTTTCAACAACTAAAGAAGTATTACCTTCAAAAAAGAAAAAAGTTCATAACACTAATATCGCGAAAAGCATCCACTATGGGTGCTTTTCGTTTGTTTGCGCATGGTATACTTACTGGTATATGAGCGATAACATGAAACAAGAAAATATTTATGCGACAGGTGCAGAACCTTCCGCAGTAGACATCCGAGACTTTACTTATAAGCCTGACAAGGCAAACAAAATCGGAGGTGAAAGATATAAGCCAGAGGATATTGAGGACCAGCATCGAGTTGGAATTTGTACTGCTATCTCAATGACTCAAAACGCAAAAAAGGCTACTGGAATAGAATTTTCAGCCGATTTCCAGTACCTGCTGCAAAAGAAGTTTTATGATAAAAACTGGAATGAAGGATCAAGCGCTCGTAGTGCTTTGCATATTGCCAAGACCTACGGAATGCTGCCTCAAAACGAGTGGACTCATACAATGGAGTCAGATCGTAAACTTTCATACGCACGATATATCCAAAAATTACAAGCTGTCTCAGATGCTGAGATCGAGCGCCTAATTAAGATTGCTGCAGTCAATAAATTAGCTGGTTATGCACAGGTCCCAATTGATAGGGATATGCTCGCAAATGCCATCGATGAGAGCGCTGCAGGTATTATTGTACGCTTTGTAGTTGGTAATGAGTGGTACAGAGCTCCCATAGAGCCTCTCAGAAAGCCAGTAACGCCTATTAGCGGTCATTTGATCACTATTTGTAACTATGACGGCATGTCGTACCGAGTAGCCAACACCTGGGGCGATGATTGGGCTGATAAAGGTACTGCATACAGTAATTTAATGACGTACCAGCCAACAGAAGCCTGGATTCCTTACTACACAAAGCTTCCAGATCCAATCCAGGAACAAAAAGAACAGTTGCAAGCTTTGCAAGGTCAACTCATTGCGCTGCTTCAAAAGATAGTCGCACTATTAGGATTAAAAATGTAACATGACTCAATATTCATTCACAAAAGGTTTAGGAAAGGGATTGGTTTCATTACTAGCTATTGCTGGAGCATTCATTGCACTAGCTGGATTCTCTGATTTAACACTTTGGGGGCTTCTAGAGCAGTATTTAAAGCCAATTCTAGGCAGTCTTACAGTAGGTGGAGCTATCACCATGCTGTTGAATTACATCAAAGTTAAGAGCCAGTAAATGGTAAAATAGAAGGGACGTAGAGCACAACACTTCATAGCATTCTGCATCCATCTTTAGTCGATTTGGACGGCAGTGAGAATATTCCGCACTCCTCTATTTACTGACTTATATTACGCTTATTAACATTCGCACTCATATCGCTACTGTTTATTCCAACAACAGTCATCGCTCAGCCTTCTGTTGAAGGCGAAGCCTCTGTTTATTGGATATACGATCAGCCAGTTCAATTAGAAAAACCTGAGCCTGTAGTCGAGCCAGAGTTGCCATATAACATACTTTCAAACTGCTACGCATATGTGAAGTATGTATATCCAAATACTCCAAGCACAGCAGTAATTCTCTCTAATCTTTCAGATTCTGGAGAGATTGCTGTTTTCTATTATCCTGACAGTGGTTTGTACCATTATGCAGTGGTAGAAAGCCTGGAGCCTTTTGTGGTCACTGACACGAACTATGGATCTCATACAAAAAAGACTCGAAATGAATCGAGTCTTAGATTGATTGGCTTTTACGATCTACCGTAGATAGGCAAGAGCTTTGATAGCATATTTACCTGAGTCATACGGTACACCATGCTTATTGATGCCTTTTACTTCAACAGGTCTTCCTGCATTCCAGGTGAGGAAGATCTCTTTTTCAGTGTATCCCAGGCGTAGCCAGGCTTCCACCATCATAGTTGCAATGTACATTTCGTTTACCTCAGTGACTGGCACAACATAGCCGATGGTCCTCTTTGAGAAGTCAGCAAATGTTGACGGCAGAAACTGTAAACAGCTTTTTAATTCTCCACTTTGTCCCTGTGTATCACATCTGAACGTCCCATGTGTTTCAGCTCCCCAGATAGCTCTGACTATTGAACTGGCTTGGGAGCTTGCGAAAAAGACAAGCGAACCTCTCGGATTTCTTCTAGTCGAGTCTCACGATCTGAGATCTCAGCCAGGATCTTGGCTTCTTCTTCATCCAGTAATTTCTTAGCTTCATTTAATTGCTTTTGCGCCTCTGATACGTTGTCTAATTCAATTACTTCTGGAGTGCTAGTAGCTACTACTTTCTCAGGTGCGGTGTATGTCACATCTGAATTAAATTGTAAGTATGCTGCGACTCCTACTGCTGCGATGATAACTGCGATTACTATTTTACTCATATAATGTTTTATTTTTTTTAATCGAGAGCCTCCTCTCTCTTATCCACATTGTAGCTTTTTTGTTCTTGACTGTCTATACCTAAAGGTATATACTGTGGATAGGTCGAACAGTAACAATAAACAAGCAAATCATGAAAAAACTAAGCTGTAAGCGCTGTAATTGGGAATGGTATCCACGAGCTCCAAAAGCTCCAAAGGTATGTCCAAATCCTAAGTGCAAGAGTCCTTACTGGAATAAGCAAAGGCAAAATGAAAACATCAAAACAGTATCCTCAAAGAAATAAGTTTGAAATGGCAGCACATGATATGGAGATGAACTTTAAAAAGAAGCGATCAAAGCCAAGTCATCCTCATACTATTGACACATACGCAAACGCATTCAAGAGGAAAATTATATAAACTTTAAAGCGATAACAAAACATTATGAGCAAAGAAATAGCATTAGTTGATATTCAGAAAGAAATCAACTCAAAGATATCAGATCCAGCCGTATTCAAGATCCTAGTCGAGACAACTTTCAATGGTTTGGACGGTCAAAAAGCAAAGCGAGCGATGATGGAAGGAATGATGAGAGGCTTTACATTCCAGGACTTTTTAAAGAAAGACGTATACGCAGTTCCGTTTAAAGGAGGTTACAGTCTAATTACTTCAATTGATTACTCTCGAAAGCTTGGAATGAAGGGAGGTATTGTCGGAACCGATGAGCCAATTTATGAGATGAGTGAGGACGGAAAAACAATCATCTCCTGCTCGATGACGGTTCATAAGCAATTTGAATCAGGTTATGTTGGAAACTTCGTAGCAAAGGTTTTCTTTGATGAATATACAACTAAAAATAATCTGTGGGTATCAAAGCCAAGAACAATGATTGCCAAAGTTGCTGAAATGCATGCTTTAAGAAAGGCTTGTCCAGAACAACTATCAAATGCATTTGTAGAGGAGGAGATGGCACAAGAAGCTAAGAAAGTTGAAACAGTAATGCCTGTCGGAGAATGGGAAGCAAAATTAAGGGGAGCTAAAAACATAACTGAGTTCAAAAAAGTTTGTGCAGCAATACCTGCTGGAGTACGAAATGAGTTAGGAGATTTAATCGAAACATTAAAATTAGACTATGAAGATAACAACATATCAGGACAAGGAGCAGTGGAAAGTGGGAAGGTTGGGGAAAGTGTCGGGGACCAGGCTTAAAGATGTTGCAGTAGCTTCTGCAGTAACAAAAGAGCTGATTGTAAATGCTCTAATTGAAAAGGGAGTCGAGTTTAAAAAGTCAGATACTATTCCAACTCTAAAAGAGCTACTCTCTGTAGAGGAAATCCAGGATCTCACCATCAAATCAATGATGGCAGCAGACAAGAAGAAAGGATTTTATGAGCTCATCGCTGAACGCCTTGCAGTCCAGCCTGATGGAGAAAATCCGATGGACCGAGGCACTAGATTGGAATCAGAATCAATCGCTCGCTTCGAGAAGGAGACAGGAAAGGTAGTAAATACAGAACTGTGTATCCTCTCACGAGAGGATAATGAAAGTATTGCAATTTCTCCTGATGGTCGTATTGATCCAAAGGGAAAGAGTAAGAAGATTAAAGAGATGGTTGAGTCAAAGAGTTTAAGCTCAGCAGCTCATATTGAAGCTTATTTGACTAAGAAAGTTCCAGCAGAATTCCATCACCAGAAATTGCAATATTTTATTGTGAATGATGATGCTGAGACTCTTTATTGGTTATTCTATGATCCAAGATTCTCTGAAAAACTGCAGTTCTTCTATATAGAAATACATCGAAAGGATGTCCAGGAAGAAGTTGAGATGTATTTAAAGTACCAAGAGGAATTGTTAAAAGAGGTTGATGAAATAGTATTATCGCTAATCTAAAATTGTATGAATAGAATTGAATTATTGGAAAAAATATTAGAAACTGAAAACAAAAAATTTGATCTTGGTTCAGGAATCATCGCAGAGTCAAAAGAATCTGATGGTACAATACATTTTTATAAGAAGCTTGATGATGATGGAGGAAAATTCTCCATTGGCTTTCTTATGGGCAGATGTAATGATTTTAAAGAGACATATCTATCATATTCTCTTAATCTAGAAGACGCTCAAAGATGGGTAGATGTTATGACGGACCTTGCGACTGCACTTGAGGTTGGTTCTATATTTACAGGAGCTAAAGATGTTGTTAGAACAAATATTGTTACTGACGTTGCAACGGAGTCAAAACTTCAAGGTCAGATAATAGCCTACGAAAATATATTACTAGGTAGAGGAATTGAACTTAAATAAATATGTACATAAACGAAGTTACCCTGCATGGGAATCTGACACGAGATCCAGAGATGAAAGCGCTTCCAAGCGGAATGACTGTTGCAAATTTTTCATTGGCTATCAATCGTACTTACAATGATCGAGATGGTAAGCGCCAGGAAGATGTTGAATATGTAAATGTCATTTTCTTTGGCAAGCAAGCTGAGACAATTGCTCGCTATGTATTCAAAGGAGATGCAATTTACGTCAAAGGACGTTTGCAGACTCGCTCATGGGAAAAAGATGGACAGAAGCAATACAAGACTGAGGTTATAGGAGAGCGCTTCCAGTTTGGCAGAGGAAATAAAAAGAAGGAGGAAACTAGTGATAATGATGAGCGCTCAAAGTCGGTCCTTCCTGATTATGGAGAGGAAGATATTAATCCAGAGGATATTCCTTTCTAATATGAAAATTATACTAGCAATCATCTTTGCATTTATCGGAATCTCAATTGCAAAAGAGATCCCCGAACATGCCTGGATTGGAATAGGAATTGTCTTGGTTTGTATTGCACTATTTATTGCAGCTTGGTTTGCTCTCGCTTACTTAGTTCGTGCATTCTTAAAGATTGCACTAAAAATTAAAGACTGATAGAATTAAGACGTTATCGCAAGCGCAAGTTTGTATATAATGTTTTCGCTGAAATCCCCACTGTCACAAGTTGGGATTTTTGTGTTATGGTAAAATTAAAGAGCAGTCGCAAGATTGCTAATATCACTCTACGTTGTACACATGAAATCCCCAGCAATGGGGGTTTTTGTGTTTTTACACATGCTATACTTATAAGTATTATTGTGTTAAACACTTGACGCAATGATGGATAGTATGAGTAAATCAAAAAATAAACCAGAAGTACAAAAGCTATATTGGGATAAAAATAAAGCAAAGTACAATGCAAAAAAGCGTGAACGATATGCAACAGATTTGGCGTATCGTAAAAAAATCTTAAAGAAAAAGAAAGATTGGTTTTTAAAGAATCCAGAAAAATATCAAATTCAAAAGGATAAGAGAAGCCAAAGGCGTTTAAAGTTGAGGTTTTCAATCCTGGAAAGAGATGGGTTTAGATGTGGCTATTGTGGTAAAAAAGCAGATTCTACAAATCTTCATATTGATCATATTATTCCAAAATCTAAAGGGGGAACTAATCATCCTGATAATTTAAGGACATCATGTATTGAATGTAATCTTGGAAAATCAGATGTTCTCTTAAATATCAGTAAATAATTTAAAACATTGTATGGCGAGAAGAATGTTCAGTGCAGATATTACTAATACAGATGTATTTTTAGATATGCCACAAGGTGCGCAGCTTTTATATTTTCATCTTGGAATGAATGCTGATGATGATGGATTTATTGCAAGTCCAAAAATGGTGATGCGAGTGATTCGTTCAGGTGATGATGATCTTAAATTACTGTTTGCAAAAAAGTTTTTACTTCCGTTTGATTCAGGAATTTGTGTAGTAAAACATTGGAGAATAAACAATCAAATTAGAAAGGACCGTTATAGAGAAACTAAGTATACAAAGGAGAAATTATCCTTATTTATAAGGGATAATGGCACTTACACATTTAATCCAGAGAATGCTCTACCAGTACCAAAAGGACACTTCACAGTCTTAGATGTTGACTCTGGCAACCAGATGGCAACCGATGGTCAACCCAGGTTAGATAAGGTAAGTATAGTTAAGGTTAATGAAGAACTCCCTCTCCATAAAACTAAAAAATATCTTCTTAACATTCCTAATGAAGATTTAAAGGAATTTACTTCTAGGTTTAATGCCACTGAAAAGCAGATCAAAAGCAAGGCTGAGGATCTAGACAACTGGTGCGATGCAAACGGCAAGCGAAAGAAGGATTATAGAAAGTTCCTGCTTGTAGCTTTGAAGAAGGATTTTCCAGAACGTACTGAGGAGGAGAAGAAAAGAACTATCACAAGACCAAAGCTGAATCCTGATGGATCTCCAGTAGTTGGTCCAAACGGAATCATTATGGAAGTGGTGTATAAGTAGATTGCATTATATACCTATCAGTATATAATTAAGTAAGGTCGATAACAAACAACAAATATCGTGAAAAAGAAAAAAACATATCCATCTCATAAGCAACTGCCACTACTTGGAAAAGTAGTCCGAGTTGGCGAGGAGGAATTGAAGATGAAACTTAACGCTCCTCAGCTTTTGCAGCACTTTCTCAGAATGCACACTAAAGAAGGGGACATTATTTCATTGGTGATTACTGCTAAGCGTCCAAAGCGCTCAGCTAATCAAAACAGTTTCTTCTTTGTTTACCTGGATTTGATCTCTCTTTCTTGCGGTCATACAGTCGAGGAGCTGCACAAGTGGGTAAAAGATAAAATTCTAGGCAAGGGAATAACTGAGGTATTTGGAACTGAGGTGCGCATGGTCGGAGAAACATCAGATCTCAACATCAGTGAATTTTGCGAGATGATGAACAGAGTCCATGAGGAGACTGACATTCCGCTTCCAGATCCAGAGCCTTTCAATTTACCGATGACACTTGATGAGTATGGAGAGTTGAAGATTAATCAAAGCATTAAATATAGTCAGATGAAAAATCGCCTGACTGGAGCAAATCTATGAGAAAAACTGAACTCAAAAAAGGCACTAGCCAGATGAAGCGCTCGCCAATGAAGAAAGTAGGCAAGCAAGGCAAGCGAAACGCCTCAGCAAATAAAGAGATTGCAGAACTATTTGCAATGAACTGTATTGACTATTGTGAGGCAGACTTTCCTCACGAGTGCAGTCCATTCTTAACAAATGCTCATCGCCACAAGCGAGCCTGGTATTACTCACAGCCTGAGCTACTATCAGACTTTAATCAAGTAGCTAGATTGTGCGTAGAGTCTCACGATATGATCGAGCACGATGCAGAGGCTACTGAGGAATTATTCATTAGACTTAGGGGAGAATAGTATGAAAAATGAAATCCTAAAAGAGTTAGCAGAACATCAAGTAAGATACGATTGTACTTTCCCACGAGGTGACGTTTATAAAGGTTTTGCGCTTAACGATGATTCAGCTCCAGCTTTAAGATACTCATGTTTTGAAATTAAGCAGCCACTGCTAAAGCTAAAACAAGCCATGAAAGAGTTGCGTGATGATGGGCTTGTTGAGTTAGTAATGACAATAGATAGTGTGGAAGAAAAGCCTTGTGGATCTGGTTGGTTTTTGACTCAAAAAGGATTGGAGCATGTAGTTGATAAAAATATGGTAGATAAAGACTTATGATAACAATCCTCACAAAACCAATTCCAGTAAATCAAAAGTACGGAGTCATAAATGGACGTATGCTGCTCCAAAAGAAGTACAGAGATACAAAGGAAGCCATAGCATGGGAAATTCGCTCAGGATGGAAAGGAGAGCCATTGGCAGGGGATGTATCGCTTAATGTCATCATTTATTTTGGCAATAATCGAGCAAATGACATCGATAACTACCTAAAGATCATCCTGGACGCTGCCGAAGGGATACTTTTCGAGAATGATAGCCAAATAACTGAGCTCCATGTATACAAAGAGTATGACAAAGAGAATCCGAGAGTTGAATTATCAGTAGTATAAAAACATTGTATGTTCAAGATAGAAAAAATAATTGATTATTTAGAGGAGAATGAATCAAAACGTCCTATTGCTAAAAAGTACGCAGTCAATAGACACTTCCTGGTCCAGCTCTACCCAAGACTGCTGAATGTCGGATCTGATGCAACTCTGGAAGCAATGATTGCAGATGCAATTGACATTGATAGGAAGATCAGAAAAGCCAAGCAGGAACATCCGCATCTTGCTGGAGATACAGAAGAAACAAAGCAAGAACTGGAGGAGAGAGCGCTGGATGATCTCGGTTATATGCCAACACCATGAGTGGCTGCAACTGTAAACGCTGCCAGGAGTACAATCAAAAAGTAATTAATGGCAGAAAGCACAACTTTAATAAATTAGGAGCAATATTAGATAAAATAAAACATTATGAACCTATATCGAGAAGACAATCAATTCCTAGTAGTAGCAATCGCAGCAATGATTCTGCTGGCTGTGGGGATCGGAATAATATTACTAAAACCAGAAAAATCAGAAGTAGCAAGTGAACCAGCAGAGGAATGGTGCGAAGTCGGACAAGTAATGACAGATGGAACCATTATTTATCAAGGCTACGGACAAACAGAACTGGTCATGTTTGCTACTGCAGATGGTCCAAAATTAATGTCTAAATGTGAATAATTGGGTATGGACACACAAGATTTAATTAGAATTATAGGACTAATCGCTTTTGGAGCGATGGGAATGAAGTTTATTATTACTGGCTCAATTTTCTAACACCATGCTACCAAAAGACCAATGGATTGAATTGTATGCCTTACAGTTGATGGCGTCTTACTCAGCCAAAGAATATGATGATAATTGTGCTCGTGGTTGGAGAGATAAAGAAAAGTTCATGCCTCCAGAAGAAGCCTACCATCTAGCAGAAAAGGCTTGGAATAGGTTTATTGAGTTCGAGCCAATGTTTAAGTAACAACCATCATGTCAACCAACAAAGAGGTAATGAGTGTTGAAGCGGTAGCCGAGACTGTCGCTAGAGAGTTCTGCCGCAAGACACCAAGAATAAAACAAGAAAGTGGAGTGGAGTTCTACGAAAGATTAAACGCAACCATTTTTAACTTGGTCGAATCCGAACGCACCGCACAGAGGGAAGCAATGGCTCAAATCACAAAGCTGACAGAGGAGTACAAGAGGGATTGGGGAACTAGCTACAGACCGTTTGCCAGTCTTATACAGGAAATTCAGGCAATTACTACCAATAAAATTAAAAAGTAACTATGAAAAAACAACAACAAACGCCTAAGAATAAGCCTCTTGCAGAGAATTACATCCATATTTTTAATGGAAAAGTTCAGCCAGTATCAGTTGCGGTCCATATCAATTATGCAGAAGGATATATAAGCTTGATCGATCCAAATCCAGAGAATCCTGCAGCTAGTTTTAACAACGGAAAGCAGTGGAAGTTTGCCAAGCGAGGTTTGCAATACATGCAAGGCTGGCAAGACATCCTGGATGCAATGAAAAGCGCAATCACTGAGGCAACTGAGAAACTGAAAGTCTATTCTGATCAAGAGGAAAAAGAAAAAATTGAATTAATAGTTAAAGTATCAGAATCTATATGAAAATAGCGCTTATAATTGTTTTAAGTAACATGCTCACTGCATTTTGTTGGTTTATTATTGGTCAAGATCATCCTTTGGAAGTACCTCTCTCGAGTGAAGCCAGCATAGTTTGTCCGATGGGAGGAACTTATACGCTGATAAGAGGATTTGAAACTGTGACTTTAAGATGTAATGCTGAATAATATGAAAACAATCACTATAATTGGCGCTGAAACTATTGATGTAAGGCAAAACCTACACAGACTGACAAAAGACGCTCTTGTAACAGGGGGAGAAAGTATGACTGCATCAGATGGCTATCACACTTTTGACGAGTTGTACGATCATCGTATTACGCTTTACATTGCTCTCTGTAAACACAAGCATGATTTATACGCAATAGAAAACCCAGGAAAACACAAGATCTGGCGCTCTAAAGTTCATTCTGATGGCAGTGTTTGGGATGGGTGGTTTATTCTTGGAATTGGTACAAACAAAGGAGAGCAAATTACTTATCATTTACCACTTTCAAAATGGGAAGAAACAGATTTTGTAGAGGAAATTGAAAAAGCTCCAGATTGGGACGGACATACACCAGAAGATGTGCTAGAAAGACTCAAAAAATTATAGTTGTATGAAAATTGCCTTTGATATTGATGACACAATTTTAGTTCCATCTGTTGTGCATGGGTTTGGCATGGATACACCAAACTACGAAACAATTGCTATTTATAAGTGGTTTCAGTCTCAAGGCAATGAGATGATTCTCTGGAGTGGATCTGGTACAGATTGGGCTCAAACATGGGGAGAAAAGTTTGGATTGCAGCCGTTTACTGTCAGAGTTAAAGAAAAATCGGAAGATGTAGACATTGCATTTGATGATTGTGATGTAGTTTTGGCAAAAGTAAATGTGAAAGTTAAAAGAATCAATAACTCAGTCAGTAGAGCTAATTGGAATAAAACAAAAAGACCATTATGAGGCAAGTCTTCAAAGTAAAGTGCGCACATTGTGGAGATGAAATAGAGAGAGGAATCCCAATTAAGAATGCAGCTTGCTTTGATTGTAAAAGAAAAAGAACGGCAAGTTATGCACTTAAATACAGAGAGCTGGTGCTTCCTATAAAGAAGAAATGATATACTTATAGGGAAGTGCCGATTTAACAAATAACAACACAATCATTATGGCAGAAGCTAAAAATGAAGAATCTGTTTCTCAGTCAGGGAATACAGTTCGTCCACTTAATCAACAAGAAATGGAGGCGCTCACTGCAGATCTCCAAGCAGTTCTTGTAAAACACAATGCAGAAATGGGAGTCACATCTACCATTAATCTCATGAAAGTTGTAAAAACTACTAATGAACCAGCAAACACCTCAGAAGAAGCTCCAGCCGAGGAGAAAACCGAGCCCAAGGCAGAGGAAGGCAGCTAAAGCCTACATAGATAACTTCCTTTCAGGGAAGCCTGTTTCTACTGGACTGGTACTGAAAAGTGTTGGATACGGTACAGGGCTTCAAAACTCTCCACAGAGAGTAACTGAGTCAAAAGGATTTAAGGATTCACTCGCTGAATTTGGTTTAACAGAGAAGTTAATTACTACAGCACTAGTAACTGACATCAAAGCAAAAACTGGTAAGAGAGTTCAGGAGTTGAAGCTTGGAGCTGAGATTCTAGGAATGGTTAAAAGAGAGGAGAAGCCAGTTGATAATTCAAAGACAACTTACAACTTCATCTTTTCTCCAGAGGTACAAGAAAGAGTCAGATTGGTGAATGAGGATATTAAAAAGATGCTAATCAATCCACCAGATGTTCAAGAGATTCCGTAGACTAATTGAGCTAAGTAAGAAAGATCCAGAGATCCTGGAGAAATACGAACAGCTTACTCCAGAAGAAATTGCTGACATTCCATCCAAAGGGAATGGGAAGGCTGTTTTCTTTGGTGCTGGTACGGAGGAAGAATTTATCGAGCAAGAGCGCAAAGATAAAGGCTTGAAAAGTTGGTATGATCGGCTTAAACAACTATAAAGATTATGGACAGTAACCCACAAGTATCAGGAGACTTAGGAAAGTTTAAAGTTCTAGCTCCTATTGATTTTACAGATGAGAAGGGAGAAAAGCTTGGAGAATTAGAAGTCGGATCTATTCAAGAAGTTCCAGTTGAACTAGGTAACGGATGGGTAGAGCAAGGACTCGCAGAAGTTTTCACTCTTGAGGAGGAAGAAAGTGAAGAAGAAACGACAGAGGAAGCTACTGAGGAGCGAGCTGCTAATGAATACGAGCTCAAGGGATTTGATGAATCAGACAGTCAAACTGTTGTCTTTTATGAATTGAATGAGGACGGCTCAAAGCAGGACGGAACTACAGTCGAGGCTGTGATTCAAGTTGCTATCGCTCGCCTTACTGAACTAAACAGTCGATTCCAGAGTCCATTTAACGAACACGCTCTTTCAGCTTTGAATGAAGCTATGCATCAGCTTAATGAACGTACTCGAGAGCGAGTTGCACGAGGTGTAGAAGGAACACATCAAGCGTAATCATGCGTTACGAGCATACTCCAAGACCAGATGTAGAAATGCATCCTCATGTCAGGATGCTTATTGAAGGTCAAGAGAAGAAAACCAAAGACCGCAATCTCCATCGAGACAAAGCAAAGGAATATGCAGAGCGCCAGGAGGAAATTGATCGATACAAAGCTGTAGACATTATTGAGTTCTTTTGCTCAAAGTGTCAGGAAGACTTTGCAAACATCGCTCATAAACAAGTCGAAATTGATTGGTCCAATACTTCACAGAACATCGCCTTTTATAAGGGAGTGCATGACTGTGGAGAGTGGGCTATTCGACATATCACAGACAGATACTCTGATCCTTACTGGCTCGAGTCTCTCCAAGTAGCTAGAGATCGTGGAGAGCATCACAATGATCTGATTCAGCCGTTTGAATCTGGTTATAACTTATTATACGGACGTAAAAATAAATAAATATGGACTACAACAAAGAAATCAATTCCATAATTGAAAGAGCTTTGACGGAAAAAACTTTCAATTTAGAGATAATTGAGGAAATAAAAAAACTGAGAGAACTGCCTGGAATGATAGAAGAAGCAAATAAAAGAATCGAGGTTTTAGTAAAAGAAAATACTGAAATATTTAGTCAATTAAATGTGTTTAAGGGGAAGGAGGCTGACTTAGTTAAAAGAGAAGAAGAAATTACAAAAAGAGAAAGAGCTCAAGAGTTAACGGATGTAAAAAATCAATCAAAAGACTTAATTTTAAAGGAATACAAAGACGTAATGAATTTAGTATTTAGAAATACTACAGTTAGAGAGAACATCTATTCCAATAAGCAAGTCCAGGTAAGTAATAATGGATATTCTAGCCAAATGCCAGAATCAGAAAATATTAACAGAGAAATTACCAAAGAATAATGAAACAAAAATCATCAAGACGGTTACATCCTCAAGAGCTCAAGAGGAGACTAAAGCTCACAATTACTGAAAAGTTTGCAGAGTGGAGCAAAACAAGAGAAGGTAAAAGACAATTGAAAACATCATGATAGTTCTAGGAAACAGAATCCTTGTTAGCAAGGTAGAAGAAGAAAAGAAGGAGGGCTTTCAAACTGTGGAAGTCCAGGACTCTTTTCTATACAAAGGAAGGGTAGAGCAGATTGGAAGTGGAGCTACTGTTGTAGGAACGAGCTATACAGAGCCTCCAATAAACGTAAATAGTATTGTGCTATTTACTAAGTATTGTCCTCACACTCAGTCAATAACTCATGAGGGAGTAGACTACAAAATTATCAGAATGGAGGATGTAATTGCTGTTTTATAGTATGTTTTGGATTACTAAATACCGACATAATAAAATTGTAGATCAGTATCAAAAGACTATCGATGATCTCAGAGAAGCGCTCTGGAGGAAGGAGAAGTTTGAGCAGATTTGCGATAAGCTGGCTGACAAGACTCTCGGTCATGGTATGGCTCTAGATACTTGCATAGGAAGTGTAGACGTTATGAGCTGTCTCGATGATTCAGTTCCTCGCTATGTAGAGGATTACTTTGGTGGTAAGTGTATAAAGCAATAAGCCTATCCAATAACAATCCTAGATGACATGGGGAAGGCAACTTATGCATTAACAGCTACAAAACCAGATAAAAATAAGAGATTCATTCTTGAATACAAATTCTAACTATGAGTAAAGAAATCACATTTGGAGCAGAGGCTCGAGCAAAGATTAAAGCAGGAATAGACAAGGCTGCAGAAGCTGTAAAGCCTACACTCGGAGCAGTCGGAATGACGGCAATGATCGAGTATCCAGGACTTGATCCTATTCAGGCTGATGATGGAGTTACTATCCTTAAAAATATAGACTTACATGATCCACTTGAAAACATGGGTGTCCAGACGCTCAGGAAGGCTGCTGTTCGCACTTCTGAGGAAGGTGGTGATGGTACTGCGACAACTACAGTTCTCACTCAGGCGCTAGTTGCTGCAGCATTTAAAGAAATAGAAGGAGACAGCTCAAAGATTCGAGAAGTACGAGAGCGCCTAGAAGCTGGACTAAAAGAGACACTCGAGCAGCTATCAAATCTCAAGCGAGATGTTACAGAAGAAGACATTGAACGGATTGCAACTATTTCCTCTCTAGATCCAGAAGTAGCCAAGCTTATTGCTGAGGTTATTAAGGATGTCGGAATGACTGGAGTTGTGACTGTAGAACGTGGAGCACAGCTTGGATATACAAAAGAAGTAGTGAAAGGCGCTCGATTTGATTCTGGCTTGATTTCACCATTCTTTATTAATGATCACGAACGAAAGCAAACTGTTCTAGAGGATTGTCACATTGTGCTAGTAGATCGAAAGATCAGCATGAATGAGCAAATCATCGGACTATTAAACTCAATTGGTACTGGTAAAAACGTGCTATTCATTGCGACTGATGTTGACTCAGTAGCGCTTGGAACGCTTACACATAACGCTGTAAACGGTATTGCTGGCATTGCCTGTGTACGCAATCCATACCAAGCCTCACCAGCTCGAGACTTCCTATTTGATATTGCAGCACTGACTGGAGCAACTGTTATCTCTGAGGAGCGTGGAATGAAGCTCCAGGAGGCAGATGTGAAGCTTTGTGGAATGGCTGAGAAGGTTATTGTCACAAGAGACACTACAACTATCATCGGAGGAGTGCCTGGCGCAGCGCTGGAGGCTCGTGTTAAGGATTTGGAGCATGAGATTAGTGAAACTACCTCTGACTACCAAAAAGGCATCCTAAAGGACCGTTTGGCTCAATTAACAGGTGGAATTGGAGTGATTCGAGTCGGTGCATACACTGATACAGAGTTTAACGCTAAGAAGTACAAGTTCCAGAATGCTATTAATGCGACTCAGGCTGCTCTCCAGGAGGGTATATTGCCAGGTGGTGGAGCTGCATTTATGGCTATTACAGTAGAAGAACCAATGTTTAGATCTGCAATTAGAGCTCCTTATACACAAATGGCAAAGAATGCTGGAGTAGATGAGGAAGCAGGACTAGAAAAAGGGACAACTTACTCTCCTGGAAATGGTTATGACTTCAAAAACAAGAAGCATGTCAATATGTTTGACGCTGGAATCATCGATCCATTCAAAGTAACTCGCCTTGCTCTAGAGAGTGCAACAGCTATTGCCATGAGTTTGGTAGGAACTGAGACTGTGATTGTTACTAAAAAAGATGAATAATGAAGAAAAACAATATTTCTCAATTCTCGAGTGGATAGTTGCCGAGGGAATTGTTAATGAGAAAGGCGAAAAGTTCGACTTCCGAGATCGTGCCTTTCTTATTGATATTCTCACTGACTTTAACCCAAAGATTGTTGTCACAGCTTGTGCTCAGGTAGGAAAAAGTGTGACTTTCTCAGTAAAGACACTGTTTGCGCTTAAATACCTACGCTTTAACATCATTTACACCTTTCCGACTGATGACGATGTGCGAGAATTCGTAGCTTCTAAGTTCAATAAGATCCTCCAGGCTAACAGACATCAGTTCATGGGGATGGATACTGACTCTATCGAACGTAAAGAAGTAAGAGACAGATTTCTATTCTTTAAAGGTACAATCTCAAAGACAGCAGCGATCTCCACAACGGCAGATTTGCTTGTTCATGATGAGTTGTCTCGATCAGATCAGAACACCATTGGAACCTATAAGTCACGAACCAAAGCGAGTAGATACAAAGGACGCTGGCTTTTCTCAAACCCTGGCTCAGAACGTGATGAATTGGACTTGGCTTGGATTAAATCGGACCAAAAAGAATGGGTAATTGAATGTCCTCACTGTAAAGACAGGCATTTTCTTACATTTCCTGAGTCTCTAGATTTAGAAAAGAAATGCTACATCTGCAAAGAGTGTAAGAAGCCAATTAGCGATGAAGTGCGCAGGAATGGAGTATGGGAAGCTCAAAATGGTGTGAGTGATGTCAGTGGCTACCATATTTCCCACTTGATTTGTCCCTGGATTAGCGCTGCAGAAGTAATTGAGGATAGTGAAGGAGATCCAGCTTACTTCTATAACTTTGTGCTTGGACTGGCTTACAGTCCTGGAGATCTATCAATTACCAAGACCACAATTCTGGACCTTTGGACTCCAAAAGATCTAACCACTGGCAATATCTTCATCGGAGTGGACGTAGGTAACATGAAGCACTATGTCATTGGATCAGAGAAAGGCATACTCAAGATAGGCAGATTCTCGAAAGAGAGTGATTTGGATGACATCATTCGAGCTTGGAAGCCAAATGCTGGAGTCGTGGACGCTATGCCAGACAATACCTTTGCTAAGTATCTTTGTGACACTTATCCCTGGATGAGAATGTCCTTTTTCCAGGAAAATAACAGCAATCCTCAGACAATTGTTTGGTGGGGAGAGAATGAT